GTCGACATGCCCGACAAGGGCCTGTACCGCGGCGACCCCGTCGCCAAGGACAACCCGGCCGCCTGGGTCCAGGTGGCCGCGGTCAGCCAGAAGCAGCCGCTCGCCCTGGACACGCGCGTGCGAACCACGGATGGCTGGAAGACGGTGGGCGAGCTCTCGGTAGGAGACTTCGTCTTCGACGAGAACGGGAACCCCCAGCGCGTCCAGCGCGAGACCGAGGTCTTCACCGATCAGGACTGCTACCGCGTCACCTTTGACGACGGCCAGCAGGTCACTGCCAGCGCCAATCACGGCTGGACCGTCGAGCGCATGAACTCTCATGGCGATGCGATGGAGCGCGTCACCCTCACCACGGAGGAGCTTGCTGCTCTGCCGGCGCGGCGACGCGCGCGCATCCCGGTGGCCGGCATCGAGACGCCTGACGTGGAGCTCCCGATTGACCCATACCTGCTCGGATTCTGGCTTGGCGACGGATCGAAGAACTCCTCAACGATCGCTGGGGACTGGCGCGAGCGCGAGATGATCAGCGACGCCCTGGCGCCCTCGCTTGGCGAGCATGAGGCCATGACCTGGGCGCATCATGCCGGCAACTGTGCGACTGTCACCATCCGCAACACGAGCAGGCATGCCAGTAAGGGCCCGGCACTGCGGACGCGCCTGAGGTTGCTTGGCGTCTTGAATGACAAGCACGTCCCCACGGAGTACCTGCGAGCCGGGACAGAGCAGCGCCGCGCGCTACTCCAGGGCCTCTTGGACTCGGACGGCGGCATCTCGACCGAGCGGCTGGTTCTCTTCACGAACACGAATCGCCGCTTGATCGACGCCGTTGTCGAACTGGCGCAGTCCCTCGGGTACAAGCCGACCGCCGCCCGCAGGGCAGATGGTCTGGCCTGGGTCGTGAGATTCACCGCAGACTCTCGCCCGCTGTTCCGCCTGCCCAAGAAGCGCGAGCGCCAGCCTTCGCCCGCGGAGGAGGGGGCGATGGTCCGCCGGCAGTCGCGCTACCGGTACGTGCGCTCGGTTGAGCCGGTTGATCGCGTTCCGGTGAAGTGCATCGGCATCGACACTGACGAGCACCTCTTCCAGATCGAGGGGGGCATCCTCACGCACAACACCCAGAACACGATGAAGCTCTTCCTCTCGATCGTTTCCGACGACCTGAAGAAGAAGTACCGCATCAAGATCAACGCCCTCTCGGTGACGGCCTACGGCGGCCGGCGCCAGATCGAGGCCGTGACGAAGAGCCCGCGCTCCATGGAGGGCAACCGCCCCTCGTTCGTGATCCTGAACGAGACCCACCACTTCATCGAGAGCAACCAGGGCCTCGCGATGGCCGAGGCCGCGAACCGCAACGCGACCAAGGCCAAGGGCGGCCAGGCGCGCCGCCTCTCGATCACGAACGCCTACGCCCCGCACGAGCACTCCTACGCGCAGGTCCAGCGCGAGGCCTATCTCGAGGTCAAGGCCGGCCTGCGCGTCGACACCCGCGTGCTCTACGACTCGCTCGAGGCCGACGAGAACACCCGCCTGACGCCCTGGAAGAAGCGCCCCGAGAAGCCCGAGGGGATGAGCGACGAGCTCTACAAGGAGACCGTCGAGGTCATGCAGCGCGCGTGGCTCAGCGCGGTGGTCACCTCGGTCCGCGGCGACGCAGAATGGCTGGGTTCGGGCATGCACGGATCCATCACCGACTCGATCCTCTCCGGCGAGGACCCGCCCAGCGACGCGAAGCGCTTCTACTTCAACGTCAGCACGACGCCTGAGGACGTCTTCATCGACCCGGCCGCCCTGAAGGCCGCCATCTCGCCGGCGATCAAGTCCACCGCGGAGCAGACCTCGGCCAGCTGGATGGAGGCCGCTTGGTCCTACATCGACCCCGACGACGAGATCGTCATGTTCGGCGACGGCTCCAAGAACGACGACTCCACCGCGCTCGTCGGCTGCCGCCTCTCCGATGGCCTCGTCTTCTTCATCGGCGTCTGGCAGAAGCCGCCCGGCGATCGCGGCGAGGGTTGGCTTGCGCCGCGCGAGGCCGTCAGCCAGCGGGTGGCCGAGGCATTCCAGCGCTTCAACATCGTCGGCTTCTGGTTCGACCCCTCGCACACCACCGACGACGAGGACGGCTCGCGCTACTGGGACGAGTACTGCGACCGCTGGATGCAGCTCTACTCGACGCGCCTGAAGCTCTGGGCCACGAAGACCGGCCACCGCACCCACGCGGTCATGTTCGACATGACCAGCCCCGAGCGCGCCGCGCTCTTCGTCGCCGGAGCCGAGCGCTTCCTCGAGGAGATGCACGCCGAGAACGACGTCGAGGAGTTCGAGCCGCGGTTCCAGATCGACGGAAACCCCGCCCTCGTGAAGCACCTGCTCAACGCGCGCCAGTATCCGACGAAGTGGGGCATGTCGCTGTCGAAGGAGTCCCGCTCCTCGAGCAACAAGGTCGACCTGGCGGTCTGTGCCGTCGGTGCGCGCATGATGCGCTACATCCACCTGAACGCGACCGTCGACAAGGAGCCACCGCGCTCCGGGCGGGTCTGGGGCTACTGAGATGATAGCCTTGTCCAGACGAACCGAACCGAAGGACTGATCCGTGTCGAAGCGCAGCAAGGCCAAGCGCCGGGAGAGCCTGAGTCTCGCCGCCCGAGCGTCCACCGCGCGCGAGCGCATCGTTCAGGGCCTGCCTAGCCTCATCCGACAGCGGAACCAGGCCATCATGGTCGACTACTGGACGACTGGCCGGCAGGCTCAGCTCGACGACTCCAGCCCCGCCTCATTCGACGGCGGCAAGCCGTTCATCCCGCGCAACATGGAGCAGCGGAACCACGGATCACATGCCCCTGAGGGCGGCCGCGAGTACCTCGACCTCGCCAGCCGCGCCTCGGCGCCGTTCGGCAAGCTGGTCATCTCCTCGGTCGCGCAGACCATCCACTTCACGGGCGCCCGCATCCCGGGCCGCCCTGAGGACGAGAAGCTCGACGCGATCCGGGTGCTGCGGCGCAATAACTGGGACCGCCAGCAGCAGCCCCACACGCGCGCGAACGTCGCCCACGGCCTCGCCTTCGTCTCCGTGTTCCCTGGCACCGACCCCCTCTCGGGCGATCCTCTCCCGCGCGTGCGCGCCCACTCCGCGAAGCGGGTCGCGCTGTTCTTCGACGACGAGCAGGACGAGTGGGGCTCCTACTCGATCATGCTCGGCCCGGGAATCTCCGATGGTGACGGTAAGCACATGCGCACCGTCACCGTGGTCGACGATCGCGAGGCGCTGCAGTTCACGCTGAAGGGCGTCGACATCAACACCTCGACGCCGACGACGGACGACCTCGAGGACGCCAAGACGCTGTCCTTCGACGGAATCGCGTTCGAGCACGGCTACGGCGTCTGTCCTGTCGTGCCGTACTACAACCACGTCGACCTCGAGGGCAATCCGACCGGCGAGATCATGCCGATCATCCCGACACTGCGTCGCATCGACCAGTCGACCTTCGACCGTCTCATCGTCCAGCGCTTCGGCGCCTGGAAGGTCCGCTACATCGCGGGCATGACGCCGCCGGAGACTCCGCAGGAGGGAGAGGCTCAGAAGTTCAAGCTGTCGGTCGCCGACATCCTCGTGGCCGAGGACCCGAACACCCAGTTCGGCACCCTCGATGGCACCGACACGAAGGGCTACATCGAAGCGACCGACCACGACCTGCGCGTGCTGGCGGCGATCACCCAGACGCCGCCGCACCATCTTCTCGGCCTCTCGAGCAACCTGCAGGCCGAGGCGCTCGGCGCCGCGACCGAGGGGCTGCGCGCGAAGAGCCTCGACTACCGCCAGATGAACTCCGGCTCGCACGAGCAGACCCTTCGACTGATCGCGATCGCCCGCGGCAAGATGGAGGACGCCATCGCGGACGAGTACATCATCGAGTGGCGACGCAACGATCCCGGTCTGACGCAGGAGGCCGCGCAGGCCTTGGCGACGGTGTCGAACGACCTTGGCGTGCCTCCGCAGATGATGTGGGAGCACATGCCCGGCTGGACCGACGCCGACTCTGAGCGCGCGAAGCGCATCGTCGAGAGCGGCGAGGCCGACCGGCTGATCGAGATGATGGCGCAGGCCGGCGCGCAGCAGGCCGGACAGCAGCAGGAGGGACAGACCGGTGGCAACAACGCCCGGTGAGGTCCTCTCGCTCGGGTACCGCTCGACCTCGGCCGACGCCGCTGAGCGAGTCGCCACGGCGATCCGCACGCTGTGGCTGAAGCACTCCACCGGCGCCCGCTCGGCCGAAGACTTCTACGAGCGCTGGCTCGACGAGTCGGCGGTCCTGCTGACGCGGGCCTGGGCCGAGCAGGCGAAGCTCGCGCGCGCCTACTACATGAGCCTGCGCCGCATCGAGGCCCCCTACGCGCCCACCTTCATCCCCGCGGCGCTGCCCGAGGTCGACC